GACCACTACTACCTCAGAGGTGGTTGTGTGGATACATACAAGGTCTTGCGCCCCAATAGTTCCACCGGCAAGCATTTCTGCAGACATACCTGAGTATGTGTGGTCTGTTGATGCGAGAAGCGGTGTGCCGATGCTGACACTGGCAGCTTCTGAAAGCGTAAGTCCTCCTGCGGTAATGATCCCAGTTGTTGTGTCATTGCCGTCATTAATCAAGAAGGCATCATCGACGTTCAGGGTGTTTGTTGAGAGGGAGATGTTCGTGCCAGCGGTTAAAGCAGTCTTTGACAAAGCTATAGCAGCAGAAGCATTAACATCGTCATTGACAATAGTGCCATTCGTTATCATCGCGGACGTTACATTGACGTAGGCTACGTCTGTACCGTCTGAGCCAAGCAAAGTATTCGCACTACCTGCTGCTAAGGCTGCTGGGTCACCACTTGTATCCCCATAGATAACTTTACCTCTGGCAAGGCCAGCCATTTTTGCAAGCGTTACCTGATTGTCAGCAATATGTGCTGTATCAATAGAATCATCTACATAAGCGTCACTATCAATAGACTCGTCTGCTACTGATGTTGCAACGTGGGGTGAGGTAATTCTTCCACCTAATGCCATAACTACTCCTCCTAACTACTCACATCGGTAAAGTATTCAACGTCCATAGTGGCATCACCCGAAGCCCGGATGAATCGTGCCTTGGTTATCTCGTCCTTCGAGTTCAATGAAATCTCTGAATTGGCAACGGCTGTGCTGCCTTTTGTTGCTGTTGGGTCTGTTGCTCCGTCAGTGGTAAACGTGACTCCTGAACTCCCACGGACAAAGATACTGGCACAGTATGCACCACTTGGTACGGTGAGGGTAACTACTGAGGAGGATACGGCGAGGCCAAACTGCGCCCCACCAGCGGTAGCTCGTGAACGTACACCCATAACTCCATCCTTCCACACTCACTTACAATGGAGTGTATTCAGTTATACCAATCGTTTCTTTGGTGGCTTGATCCCACCGTTCTTTAGTTTCGGATACCGGAGACGTTCAGCCAGGTGCCTCCGCAATTCAATGGAGGCTTCCTTGGTCTTCATCTTTAGCTCGAACTGCTTCTCAGTTTCTTCTGCGAGTTGCTCGGTTTCTTTGTCGTTCAAACCGAGCTTTTGCGCGGCTGCTCGGACCAGGTAATCCTTCTCCGACCGGTCCATCCTGGTCGTCCCGGCCTGGGTCAGGATTATCTTGTTCGGTTTCGCCCTCGTCCCGTCCGATGGGAGAAAGATCCCCACTCGGTTCGGGCTGTCTTCGAACTTCAAGGTTCCCACGGCGTTCCTCCGCATATGATGGGCCTAAACTGACCCGTTTGAATGGAAAGTTTTTGTGCATAAGGTTCTCGTTAAAGAACTTACCCATTTCTCACTCCTAACGCTTGTTGGAGGAGCGTCTTGATGTCACTCAACCCCTCTTCGAGCTTGTCAAGCCGCCCCTCAACATCAGCATTATTCTGCTCTGCATTATTCTTTTCGGCCCGGGCATCAGCGTCTTCCCTTTGCCATCGGGCCACTTGAGCAGATCTGGTTTCTATACAGGCATTTACCTCTTCCTCGGTATCATGCCATTTCCCGCAACCCGAGCACGCTACCTTGAGTTCGGTGGGTAGTGAAAGCGACCACCCCTTATCAAGGTTAGCGTCCCGAGTCCCTTGTTCCAATATCCTTCCGTCAGGGCCTTTGCGAGTAAACTCACGCCACGACGGGATCGAATAGACTTCTTCCCCTGTCGGGGTATAGTACCGCTGCTTCTGTGGGCCACCCCAGACTCCGCTGACCGCAGCCCCCGTTCTCGCAGCTTCTTGTTTTGTGCTGTTAACAGCCATAAACCACCTTAGAAGCGGATCTTCAGATCCACAATCTGATAGTCCGTGTCAACGGACGGAATGTTCATTGCTACACCAATGGGGAAGGTGTCCTCTTCACTAGAGGCATCCCAAAGGTCAAAGGCTCCTGACTCACCAGACGCTTGGCTGACACCAACAGCGTCACCAACAACAGCAACCGCTGCGCCAGACAGAACAGAGGCAATCCCTGCTGTCTGAATCCAGCAATAGTAGCTGGCAGTGACCGGAATGGTGGTAACACCGAGTGCGCCTGTCGTCATAGTGCCATCACCGTCGATGATCTTTACATCCGTATAGGGATTGTAGGCAAGCCCGAACAGGGAAGCGGTGGTCAATGCTGTTCGGAACCCGCCCGGGTCTGCGATGGTAACACTAAGGCCAGTTGCGCCTGAGACTGCTGTGTTACTGGCGACACGATAGACCTCACCTTGACCGGGGCCATCATTGAAGATGATGTAGCCGTCCTGGTATTGGTTCTTCGTGACGGTCAGGGACGTTCCGCTGGTAACTGAAAGAGAGCCAACAGTCGTCGCAGTTGCTGCAACGTCCATGTCGTGCGCTGCAACCGCTGCAATACCGTCTACGATCTGTCCACCAGTAGTGATAGCTGACGAACTGTTCTTGGCATAGTAGAAAACTCTGCCGTCCGGCGTAACTCCGCGAGTTCCGAGGGAAAGGTTGCCTATAGCAGAAGAACTTTCCTTCTTCTCATCGCCATAATCCAAATTGACTGTGCGTGGAAAAGCCATTGTAATCCTCCAAAAATATTATTAGATTTGCCTCGCCTAATAATTTACGCGGGATCTGATGCGTCTGCATAAAGGGTGACGATCCAAGATGCTAGGTACTCACCAACGGCGTATTCGCCGACCACGTTGAGTTCTGTGGCTCGCAGGGACTCGTCACGCTCTGGGCTGACATCCCATTCCTTCGACGTAACAAGAACCAGGCCACCACCATTGCCGGCGGCAAAGCACGCGCCCTTGGCGTCGTCCGAGCCGTCGATGGAGATGTTGCCTGACTCATAGACATCCATGCCGAAGACCCGGCCCACGGTGTAATTCCGCAAAACATCTTCAGCCATACCAGAACCAACAGCACCTAATGGTGTTGTCCCACCTGGGAGTGTTGGTGTGAATATATCAACCAGATCAAGAAGCACAAACGGGTGATGAACCGCTACATAAGGCTTCGGTGCAGGGCCGCCATTGGCGAGTGATACGCCACTGAGGTCTGCCCAAGCTGCGGCGAAGATACCAAGGGTCGCGGCTGCGCCAGCGGAACCCATTGTGTTTGTGCCGTCGTCGAACTGACCGGCCAAGTCCTGCTCACGCTTGGAAACCATTGCGTCACCAAGGATTCGACCCGCTGCCCTGATGACATCTTCCTGGTTGTCTCGGACAAGTTTGTCAGTAATAACGATTTGTGCGCCCACCTCTGCTGGGGTGAACTGCACGTTCGTGTCTGCCATCGCCTGGGGGTTCACCATGTCGATGCCCTCAGAAAGCGCGTTAGCAGTAACTGTCCCAAAGTAGGGAATGTTTACGGTAGAACCGTTATGGATTTCTTTTGTAATTCTCCAAGAAAGATTGGAGATAACTTCCTTAAACTGTTCGGTAAATCGAGCTTCCTCGATAATCGTTGGAATCGTATCTCCAAGGACACTCGTTGTATTAACTGCCATTTAATTCCTCCAGTGCCTACAAGCCCCTCGCTTTCCGCGCTGCCATGTAAGCTGCTCGGTTCGCTTGAGGATCTTTACTGTAGGCATCTCGTATTTCTTCATATGATTTTCCGACACCAGCTCCAGAGCCACCGGTAGTCATTGTCTGCGGTGTCTCCGGATGAACGCTCTGTGTCTCCGGGCCTCTGTTTCCCAATTGCCATCTCAGCACCTGAACCTCCATCTGTGCCGAAGTGGTTGCTCCGTCAAGCGCACTATCAGGAACACTGGGATGCTCTTTCAGCAGACGCCATTTTGTGTTTTCAAGTTCAAGGGCTGCCAACTTAGAGTTGCTCTGTTGGCGCTCATCCTCACGGATAGCTTCTATCTCCCACCGCTTGTACTCATCCGAGTCCGTGCCGAGTTCGATAGCCTTCTTTGCGGCATCCCTCTCCCTGGTCAACTCTCCTTCGCGCCTACTGGCGTTTGACTTGAACTCAGCGAATTGCTGTTGCAACTGCGTAAGCTGCTCATCTCTCTTCGCCAAGTCTGCTGCTGTTATCCCTTCCTGCACTGGCTCTTGCGGTGCATTTGCTCCCCCGCCTACCTCGGTGCTCGGGACTGTCTCTGGGCTTACCATTCTTTCCTCCGATTCGCCCGGTTGCTCTCCCTCTTTTGAGGTGCTACCGGGTTCTTTGGATTATGTCACGCAAGATTAGTAGCATTATACAAAAAGTTTGTCAACTAGTTTGTACCATATAACCAAGTTTCTCTCTATTCTTGCCAATCTCAAAACGAGAGACTCCTCCAGCCTTGTTATGCCATTGTTCCAGTAGTCTATAGTCCTCATCCCAGGTTGTTGCCAAGTTGTAAAGACGGAGCAATCCTGCTGTGGTTTTTGTCCTCTCCTGATATTTCCACATAGTTAAAATGGCATCAATCATACCCCTGCTACCCTCTTCTCCCCTTGCTTGTGCCAAGTAGCCATCTCGGAGATCTATGTAGTATTTCAACGGTCTTCCATCAATGGGCATAGCCTTTAATCGTTCTATTTCCATTGGGTCAGTCCCAAAAGCGACCCTTGCCCTTTCTATGGCCTTCTCTCTCTGGGCAAACTCGGGATACACTTCATCAAATTCGTCATAGATACTCCAATAGTCTCTCAATGCTTTATTGGATTCCATAAACTGCTGGTACAGATGTGGGCGGTCCTGCATATTTATCGCTTTGAAGGATTCTATCTCCTCCCGTATATAGTAAGGAGTTCTCTCCTCCCATCCATCCATTGCGGTATGCAGTGATTTTCTGGGCCTCGCCATAGTAGCATCCCAGTTGCTCTCGTCATGAACAATAGAAAGGTATTCATAATAGGCTTTATCAATAAGGTCCTTCGGCTCCTCAGATTCAAAGTCAGCAATAATATCCTTGTATTCCTCTCTATCTGCAACTGCCTGTAAAGCTTTCCGGTAGGTAAACTTTGCACTTATTATTGCTTGTCTTACCTCTTTCAATGAATCTGTAAGCTCATCACCCTCTATATAATTCTGCTGAATCTCCCGTAATTCCTCGTTAAATGTATCATTGGCAATCCCAAGATCTTCATAATAATTCGATTTAGCGTTATTCCAGTGGCGTTCCTCACCTTGTTTTCTCGCCTCGTCATATACCTTCTTTAGTTCTGGGTCTGCGGCGGTCATATTCGCGGCTGCTATGCGGCCAATCTGAGAAAACGATCTGTGCTGGGGGTCAGCCTCCTCTACCATTCGTGCCCACGTAGACCAGAGCGACTCGGGGCGGGATCGTCCTCCAAAAAATTCAACTACATTCCCCAAAAGTCCTCCCCCCATCGACTCGGTCCATATAGGGGTGAACTGGCGCAGCGTTCTGATATGAGGGAATACGGCCCATTTTTGATAGGTCTTTTCGGTGAAAGGAATAGGTAGCTTCGCCCTCATATCCTCATGCGTGTAAGAATCCTCACCAGCCCTGTAATTCCACCCCATTGACATCGGCCCTGACATCTTCCCACGCCACCACCGGATAACAGGGTTCTTTGTGGAAATAAATCCTTCCCTGCTGAGAATCTCGTCAGGGTCATCTATTGCCCCAGCTATCTCAGCGATCAAACGCATGGGGGAGTATAAAAGTCCACCTATACCATAGCGAGTACCCCCAATACGGACTGTCCATACATCTGACCCGTCCCCGCCCATAGATTTCGGAAGCGGATTGATTTTTACTTCCTGACCAAGAGCAAGGGAAGCAAGAGTGAATACCATGTTGTTTAACATAATTATACCGAGCATCGACTTACGTGCTTCTCTCGCAGTAACACCGCCACGGAATATGTGTGCTACCAATGCTGTCTGAGCATAGGTGAAACGCGGCGCAAAAAAACCGAAGGCAGTTATGAAATTCTGCTGGTTTCGACTCATTCCAACACCACGGAACGAGAATGTTCCGGAGAGAAGATTCGTGGCACGAGCTAAATTGGCAAGCTCATTAGGGCCGACAATATTCTCCATGCTCTCCCAATAGAGTTGTGCTGTTATATTTCTTCCGGCAGACCACGCTGCGTCTGCCCGACCATACGTCTGACTGATGCCACCCTTTACTATCCTCCCCACCCGTGCTTGAAACCCTGGAATCACACCAACAAGAGCCTGCAACTGCGACTGGCCTTCGGTAATCTCTGAAGACTGTATAATCCCACCTAATCTCGCACGACGCCATGCCGATGCTTGCCGTGCAGGATTGTTCCAAAACGAAAGTTCATGCTTCGGATCAAGAGCGCCGGTAAACATTGACCTGGCACCACCGAAAATAGACTGGTGGGGAGGGTTCTTGCCAACAAGCATAGGGACGCCAACAACATCTTTCAGAAAGACTTTCCCCGCATGGGGAACACTCTTAAAGGTGAGATTAAAGAAATCAATACCAAGGATTGCTGTCCCTTGAATGGCAATCCAACTCAGGTCTAGTGACGCTCTCATCAACCTGTGGATACCTGCGAACGCTGCCATTCTTCCTAAAAGGCTATTATTAACAAAGTCCTTCCCCATATACCCAAATAATTTCTGCATCTCATGGACAATCTCATTGCCAGAGACTTTCTTATTATTAAAAACCTGCTCTGTAATAGCCATATCTTTCTTGGCAAACCCAGGCACGCTCCCCTTTGGCACCGCCGCTGTTGTTTCTACTCCTACAAATTTATTCCATCTTGCTCGTTCCGACTTATAGAGTGCCTGTGAGGTCTTTGCGACCTTTTCAGCTTTCTCTGACAAGGTTTTTAATCTGGCTGCAAGGGATTCTAGTGCGTCTTTACGCATCCGCGTTGGGTATGAAACAGCCTCCTGATAAATGCTGGTAATCATGCGAACAGTAGTTTCGTCATCGGCGCGGGTTTCTTTTAACGCCTTCCTAATCTGGGTTTTAGTTATATTGCTATTGGGCTTGACACCTCTCCGAACATTGGCAAGAGCAGTGGCAAACCGTTTTGGTGTGATCCCCAGATTAGCCTTAAACTCATCTGCCATTCTCTGGATAGCCTTTGTCATATCCTCGGGTTTAATAGTGAGAATATTCTCTAAAGCCTCTGCTTCCTTTGGATGAAGCGCAGAAAATGCCCTCATTTGTTTCGGCGTTATCTGCTGGATAGCATCTCCCCTGACTGCTCTTTCTACTATCCGTAAAAGGTCGCGCACATTATAGGCATCATCCCGGGCTTGTTTTACGCCTGCTTCCATAATGTCATCAGAATTTGTAGCCATCTTAGATAAAAGCTCACCTATACGCTGACGGACAACCATCTGGTAGGATAGGCGCACTTGGGCTCGTAGTGCATGAACTAAGTTATGGTCAAATTTATCCCCATGTTTGAGCGCATCAAGAACCGTGAGAAAATCCCTTTTCTTTCTCAAGGACTGCGCCCGTACTGTCGCCCCAGACATATTCCCAATGCGTGCAATTAACTCAGATATTTCTTTTGTCGACTCTATACGCCCGCTAGCTACGGCATCCGTAAATCGTAGAAGGTACTCATAGGGAGATTCTGCACTGCGTTTCTTCCATCGGGTAAGGATACCCATCTGCGTTAGCGTATTCCTAACTTGTGGAACGAGATCATCCAGATCCTCACGGCGTTTCTCTGTCAAATAGCGATGCAGGTATTGGTAATCACCCTCCCCAGGCTTCTTTTTTATAACGATACCTTCATGCTTTAACATTGCCACTGTGTCCTTTGACACTCTGCGTACCTCATTGATATAGGCGGCAACATCATCGGGCATCTGATACCTTTCAGGCCAAGACGCAAGATCATAGGTGGTTATTTTCGTTGGGGTTCTGCGCTTTTGCCCTGGAAGGGCGCGAAGCTGCTTAATATCGGTCCGTGTAATAAGTCCGGTATCCGGATTTACGGGAAGTACATCCTCTACAAACCCTACACGATTTAAGCTAATCTTTCCGCCGACAATAGTTGCCCCCTTTGTTCGCAATAATTCGGCGGTATCCGTTGCGATTTTAACTCCTCCCTCTACCGCATCGTCGAACTGGCCTGTAAGAATCCGTGCCTGTTCAAGGATGTTATCTCCTGCCGAACTTAATGTCTTGACTCCTGTTATCCTTCGTACTCCACCCAGAATCTGTTTCATACCAGGTGCATTGCTTAACGCAGTCACGGCTCTGGTTACCGTACCGGGATCTACGATTGTACCGGCCGCTATCAGCTCATCAACCTCCGGAAGTATCCCTACCCTGCCAACCATCTGTGCAGCACTCTTGGCCGCGTTTACCTCTTGCATTGTCCTTGGCAATCCCTTGCCAAGATTTTTTGTTTCCTCCAAGGGGATTTGCTTGAGAAAGATAACGCTGTGTTCCCCTCTCTCCCCCCTCATAGTGATAACTCTATCGGTAGGGGTATCCGTCTGTCTGACCCCCCAGAAATCTAAACGATCTTGGGTTACCTTCTCCAGATCTTTTCTCTTGGCTGTGACCTGCCTCTGCTGCTGGGCCGCAGCCCTCTTTGCTGCTTTATCGCTCGTATCAATAACATCATCGGTACTTCGTCCAAAAACTTGGTTCACAAGCCTAGTAGTCTTCTTATTAAGACGAATAAAACTATTCTTCCCTTTACCGATTACTCGCAATACAGGTCGGAACGTGGTCTTAAATCCCGTTCCAATTGCTTTGCCAACCGGGCCTGCCATCATAAGCATACCAAGCTCTTCAGCAAGCTCTGTCCTACCGCTTGGATAAACCGCCCTAGCTATAGATTCTCCAACCTTGGCACTGGTGGTTTGTGCTTGGGGGGTTGCCTCTAGCCCATGTAAGGGGCTTGCTAATATCTCTTTTATTTCCTCATCAGAAAAATCTCGTGTAGCATCCCACATCTTTTTCCCTATCCAATGAGAAATCGCTGTACCAAGATCGTTTCCCTTCGCACCTGCCGCAGATTCCATAGCATCATTCTGAAACCCGAATCCTACTCCTCCCAAGAACGAGTCTGGGCCAGGACGTTCCCACCACCTTCCATAACGTGCACCCACTACGGATGGAGGGGCGGGGGCTGACGGACGTAGAATAGTGGCCTCGGTTAGCTCCTCTCCGCTCTCAGCTCCTCCAGACAGCCATTGGGCTACCTCGGGTGCAGGATTGAGAATACGCTGTTTCTTCTCACGGCTTGAAACAAAATTAGGAACACGCTTTGGGGTTAGCGACCGTCTGGCACGCACACGTGGGTCAGGACGACCACGATAGCGCTCTAACAGGGCCATTCGTTCTTCAGGAGATAGTCGAGGGTCGGTTTCTTGGTCGGCGGGTTTCTGAAGATTCTGGAGAATCTCACTTAACTGCGACCTTGAGAGTGTTTTCCCCTGTCCTAGATCGCCAATAACTTTATCGACTATGCTTCTATTATTATTCGTCATGCCCCAAGCCTCCCACCAAGCGTCCTTGTAGCGGCGTCAGCTTCGGCCCTACGCTGCGCTGCTGCCGCTGCCTGCTGCTGACGTTGACGCTCTTTTTCCTGTGCCTCCAACCACGCTGAACTCGCACCACCAACCGCCATCGGTTCTTCAGAACTCGGTAATTGGGTAATATCAATAGGGAACCCTTCCTCACGGATCTGTTCTTCCTTTTCTCGCTGTTCTAGTTGCTTCTGTGCCAGCAACCCCTGTTCTGATACCAAATCCAAAGCCTTCATTGCCTCATCGAGTTCTGGATTACCACCCTCGTACTCATCAATATTGATATTCATCTTTGTAGCAATATCTCGTACTGCGGTGTCCGCTGATCGGAAGGCGTCCACATTCGACTGAACATCCTCAAGAGATTTTCCTACCTGTGTTTCTCTTTGGCCCATTATGGCTCCCATTGCCCCCTCTTGAACTGCGGCCATAATCACTGCTGCCTCATTGATAGGAGCATCAGTAAATGCTGGCTTACCAGCGGCATCCAACACCTGGTTCCCCTCAGCATCAAGCACAGGTTTACCCTGTAGGAGTCTTCGTGATAATCCTTCATCAATAATAAATTGTTCTAGGTTAAGTTGTTTCTGTGGGTTATCGTCGTCCATAGTAAGAATTACCTTGAGGGCATTATATCGACGGAGGTTCTCTGTCTCTGCGGTAATCTGAGGAGGCTCCTCGGGGGTAACAGCGTCTTCAGATGGAGCATCTTCAGTGATAATATCCGGTTCGCCAATCTCGTCCGTTGCCAGCTTTAGCGCTTCTTCATGCGTAATAGGCTCACCAAGGTCTACCTGTTCACCCATTATCTGCTGTGCTAAGTCCATTCTGCGTGCCTTCAAGTCGTCCTGCGCTGCCTTTATATCGGGATCTACAGCACCAACCGGACGTTGTGGCTCATCTGGTTTTTCACCAATGAGCACTGTCCCTGGAGGC